CATCGAAGTCTTCGACAACGTGGGAGGGCAGTTGTTTCCGTTTCAGCGTGTGGAAGGCGCCCAGGTGCAGCGTGGAGCTATTGGCACTCATGCCTGCTGCGTGTTCATGGAGTCCATCGCGTTTATCGGTGGTGGCAGAAACGAAGCTCCTTCTGTCTGGCTTATCACTGGAAGCAATGCACAACGCATTGCAACTAGGGAGATTGACCAACTGTTGACTGAATTTACAGAGGAAGAGTTGTCCAATGTGCTTGTGGAGTCTCGTGTAGACAAGGGATACAGGCACTTGTATATCCATCTGCCCAATCAGACGCTGGTGTTTGACGCAGCCGCCAGCGATGCTGCCGGCGCACCAGTCTGGTTCACATTGGCTACCAGTCTTGTTGGGAACAGCCAGTATCGTGCGAAGAACCTCGTTTGGGTGTACAACCGCTGGAATGTGGGTGACCCGGCAAGCACTGCGTTTGGCTACCTGTCTGACTCGCTCTCATCTCACTGGGGCGTCCTGAATGGCTGGGAGTTTGCGACCATCATTCTGTACAACGAGAGCAGAGGGCTATTGTTCCACGAACTGGAACTTGTCTCACTGACTGGCAACTCGATTTTTGGAACTGACCCAAGCATCTGGACCTCGTACACAGAAGACGGGGTAACTTGGAGTCAGGAACGAGTCTGTAAGGCCGGCATGACTGGTGCGCGTGGCAAGAGGTTGTCATGGCTACAGCAGGGGCGTATGCGTCAGTGGAGAGCACAGAAGTTCAGGGGAACCAGTGATGCACAGCTTGCTGTAGCCCGACTTGAGGCCAGAGTCGAACCTCTGGCTGTTTAGTATGGACGGGCCATTTAAGATCACTCGGAACGAGCTGGCTCAGTTCCTTCCATCGCAGCGTGCGATCCGGGCTTTTGAGCAATTATTCGACCTGATCCCGTCCAGCCTAGACTCGAACACGACACTAATCGAGGAAGCCTCGATAAACGCACAGAATGCCGATTCTAGGGCACAGCAGGCAGTGTCTGCTATCGTGAGGTTGGCTGACGCTGTTGAACTGCTGGCACTGGCCCCTCGAAGCGTCGAGGTCAGCACTGTTTCGGATATTGCCCCGCCAACTACACAAATTGTTGCGCAAACTGATATTTTACCTCCAGTCATCAATGAGGTGCGCAGGAAACGGTACGGAGCGTTTCACAGCACAGCAACACAGACTGCTGCTACGATTAACACGGCGTATCCGATGACGCTGAATACGACTGACATTTCTTTTGGCGTGTACACCGGGACACCAAACAGTCGCATTTACATAGACACCGAGGGCTTTTACAACTTTCAGTTTTCAGCACAACTTCACAAAACTGCTGGTGGAGTTGGTGCTATTTATATTTGGGCCAGAGTCAACGGCGTTGACATTCCAGACAGCGCAACTAAGATACGCATTCAAGGCAACAACGCAGAAACAGTTGGTGCTTGGAATTTCGTTCTTCCCATTAACGCAGGAGATTACTTCGAGTTGGTTTGGAGCACAGATGATACCAGTTGTGAGATATTAGCTCTGCCAGCAAGTGCGCCGCATCCTGCTATTCCTTCGTTAATTCTCACGGTCACAGACAACATTTCTTGATATGGCAGTCACCGTCAAAAACATCGTTCCTCCCAAGCAGCTTGAGAACTCTCAGACTGCGCAGTACACCGCTGTCAACTGTAAGACCATCATTGACAAGGCGACTGTGACAAATACGAACACGGCTAACGTGACGTTGAGTGTCAACCTGATCGTGTCTGGTGGTTCTGCCGGAAACTCTAACCTGGTGGTTAAGACCCGCTCTATCGTCCCTGGCGAGACTTACCTGTGCCCTGAATTGGTTGGTCAGGTGCTTGAGGCCGGTGGATTCATCTCGACACTGGCTGGGACTGCTTCTGCGCTTACGTTTACAGCCTCTGGGAGGGAGATCACCTAGTGGTTAGTAACACTACATGGCTGAAACGGAATTTGGAAGAGCACTTCCAGTTGCCTCCGTCTGCCGTGGAGTGGTTGCTGATGGTGTTCGATGTATTTCAAGTGTTCGATGACGTTGCAGACGGAGACGTTGTCTACAGAAATGACTTAGACAAGTGCATCTGGAGTACACTTGTTGCGATGCCGCTGAATCGCTTTTTCTCTACAAACTCAGCAACACTACTGCCAATAGTTGCTTTAAGTATTTTGAAATGGCAGGCAAGTGATCGCGCAGAAAAGGCCGGAGAGGCAGACGCAAGGTCATTTATGTGGAGAGCTGGTTATTATGACTTGTGTATGATTGCAGTTCAGCTTTGTCATGGAACCGATAGAGCAATTGAACTATCATCAGATGTGATGAAGTTGTACGGAGAGGATTTTGAATCGTATCGAAAGGAGTTTGTATGCCAGATCCAGTAACTGGAATTATAGGCGGCAGCGCAGTGTTGGGCGCAGGGACTTCACTGTACTCTGGCGCTAAGGGCGCTAAGGCTGCCAGAGGAGCGGCTCGCGCTCAGGCTGAGATGTCCAAATTGGCTGTAAGTGAACAGCAAATGGCAGAGAACGAGATTATCAATCTCCTAACTCCATACATGCAGGCTGGTCGCCCAGATCTGACACAGCCATACATTCAGGCAGGTGGACAAGCCCTACAGGGATTACAGAGCCTTGCTGGGCTTCGCGGTGCAGCAGAGCAGCAGGCAGCCATTCAAGGGATTGAACAAGGCGCACAGTTTCAAGAACTGGCTCGTCAGGGTGAGCAGGGGATCTTGCAGAACGCAGCGGCTACCGGCGGCCTTCGAGGTGGCAACACACAAGCTGCACTTGCTCAGTTTCGTCCCTCTCTACTCAATCAGCTTATTGAGTCACAGTATGGCAAGTTAGCCGGGCTAACAAGCATGGGTGGATCGGCAGCGCAAAACCTGCTTGGAATAGGACAACAAGCAACAACAAATCTTGCTAATGTTCAGCAGCAAACTGGCGCAAACATTGGCAATTTCCTTACACAAATGGGCCAAGCGCAAGCTGCTGGTATTACGGGAGCTGCCAATGCTCAGATTCAAGGACTCAGTGGTGCTGTGACTTCCATTGGAAATCTAGGCCAGAATTTATTCGCCATGCAGCAGGCTAGTAGGCCAAGCATGTCTTCTGGCATTGGAACTGGTGGGTTTGCTGGGACGTATCAGCAGGCACAGAAAATGTACGGAGGCGCTCCAGTTGCCTATTTTGCTCCTGAAGGCCCCGGTGGCCCGGGCGGGTGGTACAAACAATCATAATTTTTATGGCTGGACCTTACAACTACTCGATCAATATCCCGCAGCCTCCTGCTCAGAATTTCTTGCAGAGCCTGATGGGTATTCGGCAACTCCAGCAGATGGATGAACAGTCTGCGATTCAGCAGCAGCAGGCTGCTATTGCGCAGCAGAATGCGGCTTTTCAGCAGCAGATGCAGCCGTTGGAGATGCAGAGGCTTCAGGAGCAGATTAAAGCGCAACAAGCATCTGCTGGACTTCTTGGTATTCAAACCAGCGCAGCAAAACAGGCACTTGCTGATAAGCAGCTTATTTCCTCAACGATTCAAAGCTACGCGAACGACAAAACCAAAACCGTAGAAGATCTAATTCCAATTCTTCCTCTATTGGACGCTACTGCTGTTGAAAATATAGGAAAGGCAGAGCAGATTCGTGTAAACAGAGAGGTCGATACAGCATTGAAAGAAGGCAGAGAAATCACTGCAAACGACATTCGCGGATGGTCAAATCGCCAGACATTACTGAAGGGGCCTGAGCAAAAGCAGTTTCAGCAAAGTTTCTTGGCTATGAGCCCGGCCTTTCAAAATGCCGCAAAAAGCGGAATTGTAAATGTTGTCAATTCTGCTTTTGCAGGAGATTTTGAAGCCGCAAGAAAGTCTGCCGCAGAAGTTCAAGCTGCTTTACTTAACAGTAAAGACTCAAGCCCTGCCGCAAAGGCTGTGTCTGATTCGTTTGGTAAAATTGTTAGTCTAATTGACTCTCCAACTGGAGTTGATAAATACACTTTGGCTTTATCTGCCGTAAACGCAGGGATGCTTGTTGGAGATGAAGATCTTGTTAAAAATGGACTAAACATAGTCAAAGAATACGGAGATCAAACTGCTGCTGGTAAGACGACAAAAGAAAAGCAGATTGATGAGCAAAAGGCTGAACTTGAAAGAGAAAAACTGCGACTTGGAAATCAAAAACTTCAGCAAGAAATAGACGCAGCGCGTGATGCTGATGTTAAAAAATTTGCATCTGAAAACAAAGAAGGATACAAAGCGCAAGAGCAGGCCAACAGTCAAGCATTGCAGGCACAAAGAGCACGAGACATATTACAAACAATTGATTCTTTGAAAGATCAGTTGCCTAAAAATATTGGTGAATCTCTTTTGCAAGAAATAAAAGACAGAGTTCCGGTTTGGTCAAATGACATTTCATTTTTAAGAACTCAATATAAATCACTTATTGCTCCAGAAGCAAAAAAGAATCTTCCTCCAGGGTCAGCTTCAGATGCTGATATGAAACTGGTTAGAGAGGGAATAATGAACGCAAGTGCTAATCCTAAACAGCTTAGGAAAGCAGTGGAAATAATTGTTAGAGAATCTGAAAATCAGGCAAAATATACTGAGGCAAGATTAGCGTGGATGTCTAAAAACAAAGGCAGCGTTGGAAGTGCAGTAAGAGACTTAAATGTATTTGGGTCGAATGTTCCAAAGGGCACTTCACTTAACGCTTGGTGGAGTAAGATCGGCAAAGATCTTGACCCATACGCCATGCCATCTGAGGCTTCTCCTGCAACTGGTGGATCACCATCTGATGTAATGGATGCTCTGAAAAGAGCTGGAATTGTACAATAATGGCTACTCTTGAAGAACTTTACGAAGGAGTTCGTCGCCTTGATGCGATGGGCGACACTGAAGGAGTCCGTGTTTTGGGCCAAGAGATTTTGCGCATGCAGTCTCAGCAGGCTCAGCCAGTTGCTGCCCAATCTCCCGTTGAGCGTCCAGATTTGCTGGAGACTCCGAGGGAGTTTGCTGGCCGGCCACCTGAGCAGGTTGGCGCGACTCTTGGAGATCTAGTGCCTCCTCCTGAGTTGGCTGCTGATCTGTTAAAAGCGAAGTCACCGCAGGGCGGTGTTCCCACTGAGTCAAACGTAGAGGCCATTTATGGTCAGATTGAGCGGACTGGCTCGATTCGGGATGTGCTCAACAAGGAGGTAGCTTCTGGTGGACTTAATCCAACGGCTACACTAGATCCCCAAAAGTATCCTGTGCTGGCTCCTATCTGGGAGCAGTACAAAAAGGAGATGGACCCATCTTTCTTCGGCGCAATGGCTCGTGGCGCAGAAAGCCAAGCTGGCGCAGTTGTTGGTGGTGCTGTTGGCGCAGGACTTGGAACCATGACTGCGCCGGCAACAGGTCCAGTTGGTCCTTTTGTTGGACGCATGGGGGGCGCAATTGCAGGAGCAGAGTTGCAAAAAGCAGCCGAAAGCGCATTTCGCACGCCTCAAGAACAGATGGCGGCACAAGCGCAAGCGGCCTTTGATGCTTCTCGCACTTCTACAAGAATAGGCACAGCCATTGGAGAAACTGCTCCGCATTTGCTTACGATGCGTCCTGCGCTGAATACGATTCAGCAGGCAATAGCTGGTGATGCTAATGCTATCGCTGCGGTAGCAATGGGTTCCGCTCTTGGTGCAGCGGTTCCAGCGGCAACTGGTGGAGGAATAGAGCGCACTGTTGTTGGTGCTGTTACCGGCGGCCTAATGGAGCCTCGAATTGCTCCAAGAACACCAGCAGTTACACCTGCACAGCTTGAAGCAATTCAAGCAGCAGAACAGGCTGGTATCCCGGTTTACACTCAAGATGTATTCCCTCCCCAAGGCAGATTGGGACAAGCCTTGCAGCGAGCTGGTGAGGTGCTTCCACTTGGCACAACCTCGCAACGAGTTGCACAACAAGAAGCAACACAGGCGGCAGCACAAAGAGTGTTTAGTGGATATGGGGTTCAGATGTCTGGCATTGGTCAGACAGAGATGGCTCCAGCTTTAAGATCTGTTTTTGAATCCTTTGAACGTCGAAGGGGCAATCTTGTTCGACGGGCTCAGATACAACGCCAACAGGCAATGCAGGCAGCGGATGCGACTGGTCTTCCTGTGCCACTGACAAACTCTTTACCAGCAATTGATAACACTATAAATCGACTGCGCTCAAATGAGTTGCTTAGAGACGCCGCAAGAGAGGTTGAAAGGGTTCGAGATGCTTTGGTTGGTGGAAATTTAGGAACGATTGAAAGTGTGCGTCAAAGTGTTGGAGAGCTTTTTGAGGCTCCAAATCTAGCCAGTGTTCGCACGCAAGGAAGCAGAGCAATAAGCAGCCTATACGGCCCAATTAACGAAGATATTGCTGCTTTTATTCAGCAACACGGAAGACCAAACGACCTAACAAGATGGAGAGTTGCAAATGCAGATCTTACTAGGTTAAACACTGAGAGAGAAATTGCTGCAATCAATCATGTGTTGCGAACTGGAGCAGAAACGCCAGAGGTTGTTAAGAGGCTAATTTTTAATGCTCCAGAAAGCACTCAAGCTATTTTGTATGGAAATTTGAGCACTGCTGGGCGTAGAAATCTTCGTACTGCCTTAATGCAACAGGCATATGAAAATTCAACTTTTAATGGCAGATTTAGTCCAGCAAGGTTTTTGCGTCAAGTGGATGAACTGTCCAGCAATCTGAGAATATCTTTTACTCCAGACCAACAGGCAGAAATAACTGGACTTGCAAGAGCAATTCAGCTTACTGAGCGCAGCCAGAGATTTGCGCCAAATGCCGAGACTGGCGTGCAGGCTGTGCCTGGACAGGTAGCCTCTGCACTTACAAAGATTGGAAAAACTGCCGCAGTTGGAGCATTGGGAGCAGAAGCGGCAATGCACCCAGGAGCAGCGGCAATAACTGCACTGGCAACTGGAACAATAGCTACTTTCTTAGGAGCATCAGCTAGGGTATACAACTCTCAGGTTGTGCGCCGTGCTCTTGTAGCACTTTCTACTGCTCCACAAGGAACCAGAACTGAGCAGAACGCATACCGACTTTTAACATCAGCGATTCAAGCCGAGACTCGCAAGCAAACACCTCAACAGGAGTCCCAGTAATGTCCTCTTCGATCATTTCCCCATTTCCATTCTTCACTGACACGACAGGAGCCCCGCTAGAGGGTGGTTACATCTACATCGGCCAGTCTAACCTGAATCCAGAGACTGCCCCTGTAAACGTCTTCTGGGACGCTGCATTGACCATTCCTGCGGCCAATCCTGTGAGGACTGTTGGTGGGTATCCAAGCAGGCAGGGAACGCCTAGCAGGTTTTACTCTGCGACTGACACTTACTCGATCACTGTCAGGAACAAGAACCATGCTCTGGTATTCTCTGCATTTGACCAGTCTGATGCACCTACATCGGTGTTCGACATCTCCACGCAGCTCATCACTGCTACTGCTGGACAGACTACGTTCACGCTGACTGTGTTTAGCTACCTGCCTGGCACTGACACGTTACAGGTCTTTAGAAACGGACTCAGGCTAAACCTTGGTCTGGACTACTTGGAGACGAACAGTGTGACCATCACGCTGACTGCGCCGGCTGCTCTTGGCGACCAGTTCTTGTTCCAAGGCGGTGCAGTCATTACTGGTGACCAGACTCCTGGTTCTGCTGTGTCGTTCATCCAAGCCGGTGCAGGTGCTATTACGCGGAACATGCAGGACAAGGCTAGGGAGAGCGTGTCTGTGTTGGACTTTGGGGCTGTGGGGGATGGGGTAGCTGATGATACGGCGGCTATTCAGGCTTTTTTCAATTCATTCACATATGGAGGAAGTGGATTTATTCCTGCCGGGACGTACAAGATAACGTCTCCTTTGACGCTCACAATCAACCCCGGAGGATTCTCGATTGAAGGAGCAGGTGCAAATGCAACTATCTTTGCTGCTGCTGCTACATTTTCTTCGACCAGTCCTGTGTTGAGTGTTGTTACAGCAGGAACTGCTGCTGGGTTTAGCATTGGAAAACTCGCCGTTCAAAATGCAGGATCATCTGCGTTGACTGGCTTTAGATTCGGAAATGAAAGCTCTTCTGCCGACGTAATTGTTGGCTATCAGTTTTCGGAAGTTTACGATTTGTACTGCACTGGATTTGCCACCTTGTTTGACATTGTACATGCAAGGCAATTGTCGTTCAGCAGGATTGCAGGCTGGAATCCGGGTTTTGCAACAGCAAACACTTGCTTGAAGATTCGCCAAAATGGAAAGTTTTGTGCTGATTTAAGGTTTGAAGACTGCCAGTTTGTTTCTTCAAAAAACACTGGAAACTCGTGTGTTTCCATTTTGTCAAATGTTGGCCCATACAGTCCGCTTAACGGGAATGGATCGTGCGCTGGAATCAAATTTCGTTCCTGTGACTTTTATGCAG